AATATAGTTGGCTCTATTCTATTCTTAAACAGAGCCGATTGAAGAATGTCAGTGCCAGTGCAACTGACTTTGAAGTGCTGCGCCAATGGCTTCCCCTCTGGTTCCTCGATCAACTGATAATCACCACCAGACACGCCGATGACGACCATGTTGAACCCTTGGTCATCAGGCCAATAGGTAACATAGTCGCCGATGTTGAACTCAGGTTTTCTCGTTATCACTCGGCTTATTGGCATGGTAGAGCTTTAGCAATAGTTCTAAGGCGTTGATGCTCTCGTTGTTGTAATCACGCAACTCCTGTGACTGCCGGTAAAAACGATCACCAAAAGCATCGATTTCTTTCAAGATGGGCATTAGTGCATATTTCATTACAATTCCTCATATTCAGCTTTACGCGATAGTTTGCCTGGGCGGTGGGTCATGTTCCAGTCGGCGCAGATAGCTCGCGCTTCACGCTCAGTGGCGACCTTCTGCAGCTTGTGCTTGGTCGCACCACCATCAGGCTCAATGCCCCCAGGCCATTCAGGGTTGAGTTTCCACCAGTTGCGGGTAAATACTTGATATGACATTTCATTCTCCGATTGTTTAGCTATTTGTATACCGCAGCAAGTTGGGTTGAAATCGCGGTAGGTAGATAATAGCAAATACAAATAGGGGCGACCATAGAAATCACCCCATTTGACACCGTTTAGTATAGGCGTAAACTATAGCAAATTAAGGAGAAACGAATGGCAAGTGACGCGCACATCAAGGGCGAGCAGGCAAACCAGATACTGGCAAACCCGCTATTCCAAGACGCATTCGACGAAATCATCAACGATACCGTCCAAGCGATAGCAGATTCGCCGCTGGATGATAAGCGTTCCCGCAACCAACTTGGCTTGTATTTAGCCGCCGCCACTGCCTTCAAGCTGGAACTGTTCTCCGCTATCGACACCGCAAGGCTCGAAGCGCAGAACGACAAAGAAACGAACCCGGCAGAGCGTATGCCGTTAACCCACTGAGGTCTAATCGATGAAGAACCAGAAATTTCCGCACCCTCGCAACAAGAAGCCTGCGAAGAAGCGCAAGTATTAACGTGCCTTTTTACACGTATCGATGTGATCCCTGCAGCCTCAACGAGAGTGCGCGTAGATCCGTCCTTGATCGATTTGACGCGCCCTTGTGCATTAACTGTGGCGCGGAGACTAAATTAATAATCACTGGCTCTCATGTAGCGCCTGTGACGCGAGCTGGTACAGGCTCGTCAGGGCTGACCAAGCGGTTTATTGCAAGTCAGCGACATTAGTAAACGAGGTCGTGAAGCGGCGACCAACCCTTAACAGGAGGCCATTGTGGCTGAAGCAGAATCCACCCAGGAAATGGGCGATTTAAGTACAACAGAAGATATCGCAAAATCATTAATCGAGCGCAGATCATCGCGCCCAGAGCCGGTTGCTGAACCAGAGCAGCCCGCAGAAGAATTAGAGGCGCTTGCAGAAGATGTCCTCGACGAGCCAGAAACGGATGAGGTTGAACCCGACCTTGATCTGGCCGAAGACCAGCAGGAAGCTGATGACCTACCATCAGACGCCGAAGGCGAAGATGTTGGAGTCCTCGATAAGTTCGAGTTTATCGACGAGGTTGCAGAAGCGGCTGGCATGGAGCTTGATGAGTTCCTGTCTAGTGTCCGCATCAAGACCAAGGTCGATGGATCAGAAGGCGAGGTAGCTCTGGCAGATCTAGTCAAAGGCCATCAACTTGAGTCATCGTTTACTCGCAAGAATCAGGCCTGGTTAGCGGAGAAAGAAGCCGCGAACAAACAGCTTGAATCCGAGAGAAGCAAACTGTCAGACCACTTTCAGCTTGCCACCACCGCATTTGGACTTGCACAGGAGCAGTTAATGGCTGACTTCCAGGGAGTTAACTGGAACCAGCTACAGCAAGAGAATCCGAGTGAGTGGGCAGCAAAGCGTCAGCAGTTTGGAGAGCGGCAAGCCCGCCTGAACCAAGCGAAGGATCAATCAGCACAGCAGATACAACAGGCTGTGAAGCGACAGGAAGCAGAAGCGGCACAATCCGCTAATGAGACCCTTGAGCGGGAGCATCAAACACTCCTTGAGAAAGTCCCTAGCTGGAATGACGAGAACATTCGTGCCAAAGAAGCAGCCGAGATCGCAGATTATCTGGACTCTATCGGCTTCGCGCAGGATGAAATCTCATCGTTGAAGGATCATAAACTTATCATATTAGCGCGGGCCGCATTAGGCCAACAGGGGCCAAGCAAGAAAAAGCTCGCCCTAGCTAAGAAGAAGGTTGAAAGTATCCCTAGACTTGTCAAACCAGGCGCTTCAAGACCGCAATCACATGGCGCAATGTCAGCCGCCCAGAAAGCTACTGCGAAAGCGCAGAAGACTGGTTCACTGGATGACGTTACACAAGCATTGATCGCTCGACGTAAGGCCGCAGAAGCCCAGCAAAAGGCAAGGCGGCGCACGTAGGGCATAACATAGGAATATTCTAATGGCTGGACAATTCGGCAACACGTTTGACAAGTACGATGTGACGGGCAACCGCGAGGATCTGAGTGACATGATCTTCAACGTAGCCCCCCACGAAACCCCTGTTCTGAGTGCAATGGGTAAATCCAAAGCGAAGAACACCCTGCACGAGTGGCAGACAGATACTCTCGCGGCAGCGGCAATGAATCACGCCATTGAGGGCGACGATGAAACTGCGGCTAACGCACTGACTGCGACGACCCGCCTGAACAACATTACCCCGATCTTGAAGAAGAAGATGGTTGTGTCTGGTACTCAGGAAGACGGCATGGATCACGCTGGCGTTAGCTCAGAGATGAGTTACCAAGAAGCGAAGAAGATGAAAGAGATCAAACTCGACCTTGAGTACATGATCATCAACGGTGGTGAAACTAACGGAATCGGTAACGTGCGCGTTGCTGGTGATGCTACGACTGCCCGCGAAATGTCTTCGCTGCAATGCTACATCGCGACTAACGCCTCGGTTGGCGCATTGGGTGCTGCCTCGGCGGGTACTGGTGCTGACGCGATGACCTCTGGCACTGACCGTGCTCTTACGGAAGCATTCCTCACCGCAACCTTGGCCCTGTGTTTCACGAATGGCGCAGATCCGAAGATGCTGGTTGTTGATGCAACCAACAAAGGTCTGGTGTCTGGCTTCAATGGTGGGTCTACTCGCTACATCGATTCTCACACCAAGGAATTGGTCAACAGTATTGATGTATATGTTGGAGACTTCGCCACGCTGAAGGTTGTGCCTTGTCGTCAAATGCCTGGTGAGATTGCGTATGCTCTTGATATGCAGTATTTGAAGCTGGCTGAGCTGCGTTCTTTGCAGTCTTATGACCTTGCCAAGACTGGCGACAACATCAAGCGCGAGATGATCTGGGAGGCTACCGTCGAAGTTTGTAACGAGAAGGCTCACGGCATCATTGGTGACCTTGGCGGCTAGTCCGTAACTTAATCCCCGCCTTCGGGCGGGGGTTTCTACTTATCGGAGATGGTATGACCACAACAAAGAAAAGAGCAGTAAGACAACCGAAATCAGGTTTAACCCCTGCTGATCTTGCAATGATCGCAGAGATTGCGGCGGCGGCTGTTAAGACAGCGTTAGCCGAGGAAAAGAAAGCAGCGGTTAAGGCTGACCCGAATCACGTACCGACAGAGGCTGAGATCGCGCTCTGGTCGGATGAGGAGGTCGCAGAGTACAACGCAGCAGAAGCGGCAAAACTCGCTGAGCGCAAAGCAAACCAGGCGTCAAACCTCCGCAAGCTAGAGGGTATGTCTGTGATTGAGCGAAGACGGGCGTTAGATGTTGAGCGCGACCCTGCCGAGATACGTCTGGCTGTACCTGAAGGCTGGGACGGCAACAAGGACGATCTAATTCGAGTTGTGTGCAAGCGCAGGATTGGATTGGGCGATGGACTGTTGTCCGATGTGGATGAGCAGGTTGATATGTACCGACCGTCTGCACAGGCATTACAGAAATCAGGTGTTATTGAGGTATCGATTTAATGTCAGGCATCGTTAGCAGCAAGCAGCTCCCATCGGTTGGTAACATCAAAACAACCCACCACGAGCTGAGTGATGGCACGATGGTAATGGAACACACCAGCGATGTGACTGGTATTCTTGAGGCCAACAAGTTCCAACAGTCTGAGCAGGCGATGCACCACGAGAGCGAGACATTCAACCACGTAGCGCGGATTGATATGCTGGCGGTAGAAAGTTGGTGCAAAGCTCGCGGCATGGGGAACGGTTATTGGGCTGAGTTTATGGAGTCTGAGGCGCTGCTGAAAGAGTTTCTGAACGATCCAGACAACAAGGTATGGCGAACACGAACAGGTAAAATCTAATGCCCTTAGCGAATTTCACCGACTTGATTGCGACAGTCAAAGACTACGCCAACAGCACACAGGCGACGACTAATCGGATCACTGATTTCATCCGCTTGACCGAGGCTAGAATGGTCGGTGACTTCGCAGAGAATCAGTTACTTGCCAAGATCATCGAGAGCGAGACTATCGTCACTGACGCGACCAGCAAGGCACTTGATGCAGGTTATCGCGGCACGACCTCGATATACTTGGATTCAAACGTCAAAAAGATCCTGACCTACCTGACCCCCGATGCTTTCTTTACCCGCTACCTAGCCAGCACATCAGGCAAGCCGACAGCGTATACCATTCAGGGCATGAATATTCATTTCGGGCCGTCACCGGACGACAGTTATAACGCGATTCACTGGTTTGCAAAGATGCCTGATCTCGCGACCGACACGACCAATTCAATACTGACTAATCACCCTAACCTTTATCTGTACGGGGTTCTGTCTGAGCTGTTTGATTTTCTCAGCAATGACCAGAAGCAGGGCAAGTACGAAACCCGCTATCTACAGACACTTGACAGCCTTGAAGAAGAAGCGCGTAACTATGGGTCGATGCAGGTTTTTAATCCAGAGGCCGGTGCAGGCGCACCATTGCGCGGGTATAGTTACTGATGATCCCCTTTGGTGAGTTTGCCCCCGACATCGCGCAGTACAATATGGAAGTCTCGACGGTGGCGAGGAACGTGCTACCTGGGATCAACTCATATCTGCCACTGAAGACGCTGACCGCAACAGGCGATGCACTCGACGGGCCTTGTGTTGGCGCGGTGACGATGAAGGACGACGATCTCACCAATTATATCTATGCGGGTGACGCGACCAAGTTGTACGGCATTTCGTCTGCGACCTCGACCGACTACAGTAAGGCGCTAGGCTATACCGACAACGCTGAGAAGTGGAGTTTCGAGAAGTGGGGCAATCAAGTCATCGCTTCAAAGTTCGGTGATACGCCTCAGATTATGACGTTAGGCGGCACGACATTCGCAGACCTAGCAGGAACGCCCCCTCAAGGGCGCACAGTGGCCGTTGTGAGGGACTTCGTGGTGTTCGGCAACACTTATGACGCTACGGGCGGAAACCAGCCACAGCGCGTCTGGTGGAGTGGCTTTGACGATGAGACTGAATGGACGGCAGGCACTAATCAGAGTAACTACTCGACCCTTCAGGGTACGGGTGGTGTAATCCAGACCATTGTTGGTGGTGAGTACGGCATTATCTTCCAAGAGAAAAGCATCTGGCGCATGGATTACGAGGGTGTGCCGACCGTGTGGCGGTTTGATGAAGTCGAGCCTGGGCGTGGTACGGCGTCCGCGGGAAGCGTTATTTCTGTCGGTGCTGATATCTACTTCCTCGCGCAAGATGGATTCTGGGTGCTGAAGGACGGCACAGTATCAGAGCCGATCGGGAACAGTAAGGTTGATCGATTCTTCTGGAATGATCTTGATGAGGGGTACTTAGCCAATATCACATCGGCGTTTAACCCTGAAACGGGCCACATATTCTGGGCGTATCCTTCCAGTTCATCGACTGGTGGCGTGAGTGATACAGTTTTGATTTACAACTACAAGGTCGGGAGGTGGTCAACTGCATCTATAAGCCTGCAAGTTCTGTTCACAGGAACGGGCAGCGTCTACACGCTTGAGGAACTAGATGCCTTCGGTACGGTTGACAGCATCGGCATCTCGTTTGATTCAGCGGTGTGGCAGGGTGGCTCATACAAGCTCGCGGCATTTGATACATCAAACAAGTTAGCGGCTTTCTCTGGTGATGTGATGAGGGCGACGATTGAAACGGGCAAGGTATACGCTGAGGGTAAGAAGACCAGTGTCTCGGCTATTCGCCCGATCATCGATGGTACTAGCGAGATCACGTTATTGACGCAGGACAACCTGCCGTCAGACACAGAGATTGTGGACGGGCCTTATCCTGTTGATGACACTGGAAAGGCCGACTTTCGCTCAAACGCTCGCTACCATCGCATACGGGCGACGACCACATCGGCATTCAATCACGCTGTTGGTGTTGAGCCGACTCAGGTTACTACGGATGATCGATGACAGTCCCAACCCGACATAATGACGAGGTAGCACATCGCAGGCTGATGGCTAATGCGATAAACAGAAATACGCTTTACCCTGCGGCAGTCACCCTATCTACAGGGCAGACGACCACAACAGTCACCGATGATCGCATGGGTTCTGATAAGATTGTTGTGCTAACCCCAACAGACGCTAACGCTGCGGCAGAGGCGGTATATGTAAGCAGTTCGCTTAATGGGTCATTTATATTGACCCACGCTAATTCTGGGACAACCCGCGCTTACAATTATGTGATTATAGGATAAATAATGAGTGATATAAAAGACTGGTCAACGACCGCAGCAGACAACAACTCAGCATCGCCTGATGGTTTTCCAGAGGGTATGGCCCCTAGTGGCGTCAATAATTCAGCTCGCGAGGTTATGGCGGCTGTCAGGACTCAGCACGAGGATTCATCATGGGTAGACTTTGGGCATACCGTCACCTACGCGAGCGCGACGACCTTCACGATTGCTGGTGACTACACGACCCTGTACACAGCTAACCGTAGGATCAGGTGTACTGATTCCTCGACGCTGTACGGCAACATCACCTCGTCTAGCTACGGCGCACCTAATACAACGGTTACGGTGGTTCTGGATAGCGGTGTACTGTCGGGATCTCTCACGGCGGCTGCGGTCAGTGTGGTTGATGCTAATGGCGCACCGACAAATCTATCTGGCGATCTCACGGTCACAGGCGCATTCACCTCTGTCGGTATTGATGAT